ATTCTCATCCTCATGACTACGGACCCGACAACAACAGACATCCCAAAAAACCCCGCCATTCGGCGGGCGTGGATTTGCTACCAGCTGCGCATTCGCGGCCTGAGCCTTCGCGGTCTGGCGCGACGCGAGGGTGTGTCGCAGCAGGCCATGAGCGCCGCAGCCCTGGGCGGTGGCTATTGCGCCCTCCAGGAGGTGCTGGCCGGCGCATTGGGCGTGCGTCCCCACGACCTGTTCCCGGAATTGTACGACGCGACCGGGGCGCGCCTGGGGATCACGCGCAGTCCACAGCGTAGCAAACGCGCCGCCGGCGGCAATGTCCAATCAGGGGAGGCCGCCTAGCCATGGGCGAGAACAAACCAAGCGACCTTTTTGAGCGACTGGCCGCTGCGCGCCACCAGCACTGCTTCTGTCTTGCGCAGGACTTGCGTGCCGACGACGCGGCGAAGCTGAGGGGTGTCATTGAGGGCGCCATTCAGGAGGGAGCCTCGTTTGAGCAAGTAGCTCGCCGAGCAAGAGCCGCAATACGAGTTCGTCCGACGTCTGATCGGGAACGGTAACCAAGGGGGCGGAGGGCTGCGTCATGCAGGCACCGATGGCAAATATCAAGCGGGCTCGCAGCATCACGATCATGGCCGACGAGACCGGGGACAGGTCCCTGTCTGGGTCGTCGGCGAGCTGCATGCAAAGCTTGTCCGCGTCGGGCTCCAGCGAAAAATCCAACCTCGTTCCCTTGGGATTGTCCGCGCGGAGGCGGGTGTCCCCGTATTTCGTCAACATTTCCGCCGCCTCTTCGTGCGTCACCGTGCGGGCCGCCATGCCGTTTCTCCGCTCTTCTGGTTGTTGTGGCAACAGCATAGCAGCCGGAACGCTTCCGCCGACATCCTGTTTCAAGGAGATCGCTTATGATCGATCGTTCCGCTTCCGAGGGCATTCCGAGCCCGACCGCCGAGCAGGTCAGCTACGCCTACGCCCTTCGTCGCCAGTATCGCGCCGATGCCCTGGCGCGGTACTTGGCTCAGTCTGGCGGTGCTTCTGCAATCGGAGAACCAGATCCCGAAGAACCGAACCCGCAATCTCGTTCCTCGGGGTCGGTGGAAGGTCGTCGGCGATCTTGATGAGCAGGTCGGCCAGGACGTCGCTGTGCCCCCGCAAGGCCGTATCCGTGGCCAGGATGTCCCATGTCACGGCCAAATTCAGCGCCATGACCTGTGCTTCAAGGCGCCAGAGATCCTCCCTCACCTCGTCTATATCGCAGCTTTTCTTGCTGTGCATTTTCCTTCCTTTCAAGGAGAGCAGTCGTGACCGATGGCACTCGAAACCTTCACCTGCTGCGCGCCATGATCGAACAGGCGCTCGAGCAGGGCGTCACCCTCGCCGATTTCCGGGAAGCTCTGAGGCTTTTGAAGGTGGACGTAATCTGATTGAGCGGCGTCTGATCGACCATCTGGCACGCGCTGAACGCGAGGCGCGGGATCGTGCTCGCACACTGTCGCCGCTGACCGAAGAGCAGGCGCTCCTAGTTCTGGGGCCGGCCGCTGTCGAGGCCGCAAAGATGGCGAAGGAGCAGCGCCATGCGCGATAGCTGCCCTGCCGTCTCCGACCTGCCCTCAGCGCGCCGATCAAGCTCGGTCGCCTGGGCCTCCAGCCTTGAGATCAGGTGGACAATGCGCTCGTCGGAGAGTGCCCCCGCCTCCTTCAGTTCCATGAGCACCTGCGTCAAGGCGGCGTGCATCGCGCTGACCGCGCCCTCGATCACGGGCGCGGCGTATGTCCGAACCTTGGCCTCCAGGATCCGCTCAAACTCGTCCTGCGACATCCGGCACCCCCTTTCCGTTGGTTGTCATGGCAACAGCATAGGGGATGCGCGGGCGGCCGTCACGGGGAGGGCCGCGTGATGGTGCGCCGCACGAACGATCCGCGCCAGTTGGACCTGGACGATTACTACGTGGTGCCCAAGGCGCCCGAGCCAGCGCCGGGCAGTCTGGCCTTCGCGCCTGAACTGTGCGCGGTGCTGAGCAAGGCCCTGAAGGACACGCCCCTGTCGCGGGCCGAGGTGGCAGCGGTGATGAGCGACCTGACGGGCGAGGTCATCACCGAACCGATGTTGAACGCCTGGACATCGAAGAGCCACGACCGCCACCGGTTCCCGTTCGAATATGCGGCGGCGTTCGAAGAGGCGACGGACAGCGCCGAGTTGCAGCAGTTGCTGGCCACGAAGCGCGGCAGTCTTGTGCTGATGGGCCAGCAGGCCCGCGATGCGCGCCTGGGGCTGGTGCGTCGCAAGATGGCCGCCCTGCGGACCGAGGAAAAAGCCCTGATGCGGGAGCTCGACGAATGAGCGCCGCCGAGCCCATCACCCTGGACGTGATCGCGGAAGCCACTGGCCGTAGCAAGTCTGCGATCTCGCGACGCGCCTCCGCCGAGGCATGGGCGTTTGAGGTGCAGGCGGTACGTGGCGGCCGGGCGAAGGTGTTCGACGCCACCACCCTGCCGGCCCCGATCCAGGCGGCCCTGGCGCGCCAGCAGGCCCGCGCCCTGGCGCCGCCGCCCGCGCCGACCGGCCCCGCCGCCGCCATGCCGGGCGACCTGGCGGACTGGCAACGGCAGTGTGCCGATGCCCGCGCGGCCATCGTGCAGCATGTGCGCGGGCTGGCATCCGTGTACGGCCAGAACCGCGCCGTGGCGGCGGTGGTCGAGGCGGCGCGCGACGGCACGTTGCCGCCGGCGGTGGCTGCCCTGGTGCCGCTGGCCAATGCGCGGCGCACGGAAGACCGCACCCTGGCGGTGCGCACCGTCAAACGGTGGTGCGCGGACTACAAGCGCGATGGGTGGATGGGGCTGGCGCCCGCCTCCCCGCGCCGGAATGCCCCGCCGCCGCCGTGGGCGGATGCGCTGCTGGCCGAATATCGCCGGCCGACCAAGCCCAGTCTGGCGGCGGCCCTGGAGCGATTGCCCGCGCGCCTGCCGGATGGCGTGGCAATGCCGTCCTATACCCAGGCGCACCGGTTCCTGCAATCCCTGCCGCCCGTCGAGCGCGAGCGCGGGCGGCGCGGGCCGAACGAGCTGCTGGCCCTGCAGGGCTTCAAACGGCGCGGGACAGACGGGCTGGTGCCGCTGGCCATTGCCACGTCGGACGGGCACACGCTGAAGGCCCTGGTGCAGCATCCCATCCATGGCCGCCCGTTCGCGCCCGAGCTGTGCACGGTGATGGACGTGGTGACGCGCTACGTCTTCGGCTGGTCGGCCGGGCTGGCGGAAAGCCGCTGGGTGGTCATGGATGCGATCCGCCACGGCGTGTCGCGCCTGGGCATGATCGGCCTGCTGTTCACGGACAACGGCTCCGGCTTCGTGAATGAGACGCTGAACGATGCCGAGGTGCAGGGTCTGCTGGCGCGGTGCGGCATCACGCACACCACGTCGATCCCCGGCCGCGCGCAGTCGCGCGGCAAGATCGAGCGGCTGCAGGGCAGCCTGTGGAAGCGCGCCGCGCGTGACCTGGTCACCTACCGGGGGCGGGACATGGACCCCGAAGCCCGCAAGCGGGTGGACAAGGTTCTGAAGCGCGACATGCGCGAGGCCGGCAGCAGCAAGTATCTGATGTCCTGGACGGAGTTCCTGCGATGGGCGCAGGACGTCGTCGATGACTACAACGCCCGCCCGCACAGCGCCCTGCCGCGCATCCGGGATGCCGAAAGCGGCAAGCAGCGGCACATGAGCCCGGCGGAAGCCCTGGCTGCGTGGCGGGAAGACGGATGGGCGCCGGAGACCCTGCCGGCGCCGGTTCTGGAAGACCTGTTCCGGCCCTATGAACTGCGCGTGGTGCAGCGCGGCGAAGTGAAGCTGCCCTGGGGGCGGTACTACGACGCGGCGTTGGTCGCGCACTCGGGTCAGAAGGTGCGCGTGGGCTACGACATCCATGACGGCGAGCGCGTGTGGTGCCGTGAAGTGGAAAGCGGTCGTCTGATCTGCATCGCCAAGCGCGACGGCAATGTCGTGCCCGAACAGCCCCGGTCCCTGTCCGAATATGCGATGGCGAACCGCGCCAAGCGGCGCCTGGCGCTGCTGGATCAGCACCGGGCCGAGGCGGAGGCCGAACTGGGGCCGCCGACGCTGGATGCCGAGCCGGACGCCGACGACCGGCTGCCCCTGATCACATCGATCCCGACCGCCCTGCCTCGACCGGGCGCGCCAGAGGCACACCCGGCGGCGGAAACCGGGCTTGCGGCGGATGACGCCGACGATGACGAGGCGATGTGGGATGCGCTGGGCCAGATCGGCGCGGCCGTCATGGCCCAGCGCAAGTACGAGTGACCACCCGAGCGACCAAACAAGGATGATCAACATGGACGGTATCATGACGATGGATGGAAAGGAACAGACCAGCGTGCTGGCGAGCCCGGTGGGCGACCGGGTGCTGAAGAGCTCCAGCCCGATGCTGGTGGAGCGTGTGGCGGCCGTGATGAAGGCCGAAGGGATGAGCCAATCGGCGGCCGCCAAGCAGATCGGCGTCAGCGGATCGACCCTGTCGCAGTGGCTGGCGGACAGCTATCCGGGCGACGTCGCCGCGACCGAAGCGAAGATCAAGACGTGGCTGGAAGCCTGCGCGGAACGTTCTGCCGCCGCGTCGATCCTGCCGGCGAAGCCGAGGTGGTTTGCGAGCCCGACGGCCAAGCGGATCGTCTCGACGCTGCAGTATGCCCAGATGATGGGCGACCTGGTGGTGATCTACGGCGGCGCCGGCCTGGGCAAGACCACGACCATCCAGCACTACCGGGCCAGCAACCCGAGTGTCTGGATCGCCACCATGGCGCCCGACACCGAGGGGGTGGTGTCGTGCCTGGAAGAGGTCGCCGAGGCGGTCGGCATCCGCGAGCCGGCCGGGGGCGCCCGCAAAGTGGCGCGCCAGATCCGGCGGCGCATTGAGGGCACGCGCGGCCTGCTGGTGATTGATGAGGCCCAGCACCTGAGCCTGAAGGCACTGGAGGAGCTGCGCACCATCCAGGATGCCGCCGGCGTCGGCATGGCGCTGTGCGGCAACGAGGTGGTCTACAACCGCCTGACCGGCGGCACCCGCTCCGCCGCGTTTTCCCAGTTGTTTTCCCGGATTGGTCTGCCGCTCCCGTTGGGACGGCCGACGGCGGGCGACGTGCGCGCGATGGCCGATGCCTGGGGCATCGCTGGGGCCGAGGAAATGGCTCTGTTGGAGGCCGTGGCGAGCAAGCCTGGCGCCCTGCGCATGGTCACCAAGGTGCTGGCGCTGGCCAGCGTGGTGGCGAACGGAGACCCGGTCGGCCTGCACCACCTGCAGCAGGCCCGGCGCAATCTCGGACATCAGGAGTGACGGCCATGGTTTCTGAGGACCTGCACAACCTGGCGAAGGCCCTGCGGGGCAGCTTGCGGCGCGGCACGCTGACGGCCGACCGCGTGGAATGGGCGACCGAGATCCTGGACGTCTGCGCCGACCAGGTCGCGACCCTTGAGGCGTCGTCCCGTCCTGTTGCGGTCCGCGCGGACCTGCCGGCGGGGGTCGCTGACCTGGAGGTCTTTCGCGCGGCCCGGCGGGCCGGCTCCATCGGCCCTGGCGCGGCGTGAGGTCCCCCATGAATTGCCCCGACTGCGGCGAGCCGATCAAGGGCGCTCCCGGCGTTTGTCCCCGGTGCCGCTGCCCGTTGCCAGCCCCCACCCCACGAGGAGATGAGGCCCATGTTGAGCCAGAAACTGACCAATCTTCGCAATCACTGGCACGGCGTCCTGTCCGGTGATGTCCCGTCGCGCGGCCTCGTCGGCGTGACCGACCTGGTGCGTAACCTGGACGCCTGCATTGAAGACGCCAAGGCGCTGGAGGCGGGTGTGGTGCCCGAGACGGCCGATCTGCAGCCGCGCCGCGAGATGCCCCTGGACCGCACCAACGCCGAACAGGCCGTGCTGCGGTATCTACGCGCCATGGCCCCGGAGGAGCGCGCGCGGGCCGAGGCTGTCATGGAGGCCATGGCCTTGGCGTGCGGAGATCATTTGCCGGCCGATACTCGGGAGGTGGCGGCATGATTGCTCCAATTCCAGAGTTTACGGTGGATGGTGGATTGGTGGGCACCGTCGGTGTTGCCGCTGCCAGCCCCTCGCACCTGGTGCTGGTGGCGCTGGATGCGAACGGAGCGTGCCATGTTGCCGATCAGACGGCGGCCGGCGCCGTGCATCACCGACTGGGCCCCATCACAGAGGATGCGGCCATGGATGCCGTGCGGCGCATCCTGACGGGGCGGGATAAGTCCGTCACCGGCGATGGCCTGGCGGCCGCCGCGACCCTGCTGGCGCTGAAGGCGCGGGACGGTGCGTCATGACCGACAGCAAGCCGAGTGTCAGCGAGATCATCGCGTGCGTGGCCGAGCGGTTCGGTGCGCCTGTGGACGAGATCCTGTCCGACCGCAAGGAAAGGCGGATCGCCCGTGTTCGGCAGGCGGCGATGGCGTTGGCCCATGAACTCACCTGGCAGAGCTACCCGGCCATCGGCCGCGCGTTTCGCCGTGACCATACCACCGTGATGTACGCGGTGCGCCGCGCACGGGCGCTGGCTGAGCATGATCTGGATTTCGCGGCCCGTCTTGCCGCGTGCCGCGAGGCGCTGGCGCCGGGCGGTGCCCCATGAGCCGACGTCGCCGTGGACTGACCTTCGCCCACGCCCCAGGCGGAGGCCCGCCGGACGAGAGTTGTCGGCGCTGCAAGTTCTTCGTCCCTGGGGATCGAGGACACGGCGCCTGCCGAAAGGCGGCTGAGATGGCCCGGTGCCGCATCGAAGATCTGGAGCCATTGCACCCGCACACCAGGGCGTGCCGGCACTGGCTGGCCGTCGAGGACGGCGGCCCATGACCCGCCTTCAGCCCTGCCGGAGCGTCCTGTTGGACCGCCTTGTGATCACTGGCGCTCTGGCCCCGGTCACAAGGCGCCGCAATCGGCGCCTTGTGACCCGCATCAAACGCATTTTCAGCAGGAGTTAAACGGAATGTCTACGCTGGGAGAAATCGAGGCCCTGGCCAAAAACTACGCCGCTGCGCGCGAGGCCCTGGGCGGCGCCGTGCAGGATCTGGAAGACGAGGTCCAGGCCATCAAGCGCAAGCGATTGCCGCGCATCAAGCGCCTAGTGGGCAGCGCGGCCGAGGCCGAGGCCCGCCTGAAGGCCGGCATCGAAGCGGCGCCGGACCTGTTCCAGAAGCCCCGCACCCTGATCATGCATGGCGTCAAGGTCGGCTTTGCCAAGGGCAAGGGCAAGCTGGAGTTCAGCGACCCGGCCAAGGTGGTGCAGCTGATCCGCAAGCACTTCCCGGACAAGTCCGAGGAGCTGGTCAAGGTGACCGAGGCGCCGGTGCGCGGCGCGCTCAACCAGATGAGCGTGCAGGACCTGCGCAAGATCGGCGTCACCGTGGTCGAGGCCGGCGACGAAGTCGTGATCCGACCCACCGATGGTGACATCGACAAGCTGGTCGACGCCCTGCTGAAGGACGCCACCGACAACGCCGACAGCGCGGCCGCGTGATGGAGGGGCGCCATGAAGTCACGGCGAAAAACCCCGCGCCGTGGCCGTCACCTGGGGCCGCACGAGGCTGCGCCCCTGGTGGCCCTGGTGCCGGAGGCGGCAACCCTGCACGACACGCTGTCGGGCATGGGCTGGTCACTGCACGACACCGCGCGGCCATACCTGCGCATGGATGGGCAGATCACTGTCCGTTTCGTTTGGCGCCGGCGCGCAGACGGGTTCAGCGCCAGCGTCACCAGCTCGCACACCCTGCGCGTCGAGGGGGCCGGCTCGTGACCAGGCTACCCCAAGAGGCCCCGCCCTCGACGCAAGACCAACGGGCAGAAGCCATTGCGGCATTCATGGCGGGCGGCGGCCAAGTCAAAAAGTGCCCGCCCGGCCATGCTGCAGGGACATCGGAGATTGAAGAAATGTTCGGGGCGGCTGCGCCGCCCCGCCCAGAAGCCCGGAGCGGCTGGCGCGCCGGGCTCAACTTCCGCAACCAGAAGAGGTCGTCATGAGACAGATCGATATCAGTGTGAGCGGCCCGGTAGGCTGTGGCAAGTCCGCCATCCTGGCCATGATCGAGCACGAGTTGCGGCGGCGGGGCTTTGCCTTCCGTTACGCCAACCCGGCCGAGGACGTGCCGGAGAAGAACATGTCTGACGTGTTGGGCGATCTGATCGCGCTCGACCGGGGCGCCGTCTCCTTCGTTCTGCGCAGCGACGTCGGCGCTCTGGAGATGCCCGCTCTGGCGGACACGCCAATCGGGGTTGAATATGATCCGGACACCGGGTGGAGCCGCATCGGATTTGGCGACGGCCGCGCCCCTGACGAACCCGAGGTCAAGGCGCACCCCCTCTTGTCCGCCATCGCCCCAAGGCGAGTGGGCGGCCAGGACATGGTGGCGATCCCCGCATTCCACTACATGGCGCGACGGGATGGTGAACGATATCGCCTGTGGCTCTCCGCCGTACCTCGGATCGGGTTCCGCCTGCATCCGGCCTTCATGGCGCAGGGTCACCCCGTCCCGGAAATCCTGATCGGCGCCTACGAAATCTCGGAGGTCGAAGGGCAGCTCGCCAGCGTGGCCGGCCGCGCGCCGCTCACCCGCGTATCCCTCGTCGACCTGCGGGAGCGGGTCGCCGAGATGGGCGAGGGCTGGGGCGTTTGGTCTGCCCACGAGCTTGCGGCCATCCAGATGCTGGTCCTGATCGATCTGGGTCACCCGGACATCCAGTCCGAGCTGGGGCGCGGCAATGTCGCCGCCGGCGGCCCGTGCCGCACCGGAGAGAGCGATGCCGTCTGGCGCGGCCTGCATGAACTGTGGGGCAACGTCTGGCACTGGGTGGACGGCATGCGCGTTACCAAAGAGGGCCGTGTTGAGACCTGGGATCGCACCGGATATCAGGCTTGGGCCGACACGGGCGCATCGGCGCCGGACATCGTCGGGTTCCCCACGCACATCTGCGCCGCCGAGGCTCTGGACCACATGTTCTTGCCCACAGCCGCAACCGACGATCCGGACGAGGCGATGCTGTCTGATTTCTTCGTCGGCCCCGACGAAGGTTACGCGGGCTGGCCGCTGCACGGCGGCCACTGGAACTACGGGTCGTACGCGGGCCTCTTCGGCCTGGACCTGTACAACGTCGCGTCGGACTCGTACACGAACATCGGCGGTCGCCTCGCGAAGCGTGTTCTGCCCCCTGCCAACTGAGTTCTGATGGTGGCGCCGAGAGGCGCCACCGACCCCTGGGAGGAAGCGCTCATGTCTGACCGATCCCAGCGAATGAAGGCGATCCACGCCGGGGCGCGCGAACTCGGCCTGGACGACGACGCGCGGCGGGCGCTCATGGAACGCATCACCGGCTGCAGGTCGGCCAAGGACATGACCGACGCGCAAATGGGCGCCGTCCTTGAGGAGTATTCCCGCCTGCGCGGGGGCGCCCGGCGCGCGGGCGAGGGGCGGCGCCAGTGGCGACCAGCGACCAACCCGCTGGCCCGCAAGGTCCACGCTCAGTGGGCCGAATTGTGCCGCCTGGGGGTGGTGAATGTCACCGGCGCCAGCGCCCGGCGCCAGGCGCTGCGCAAGTGGTGTGCGCGGCAGCTGCAGCCGGGTGACGACGTGTTGGTGGATCCCGACCTACTCGAGGACGGCCAGCTGCGCGTGCTGGTCGAAAGCCTCAAGAAGTGGCTGACGCGACTGCGCGGCGGGGAGGGGCCGTGAGCGAGCAAACCCCCCCGATCCTGAGCAAGCAGCTGGACGAGATCGCGGAAGTGGTCGGCGCAGCGGCAGCGATCCGCCTGGCCGAGAGCCCGTACGGCGGTCAGGAGGGGTGCTGTGTGCCGCACACGCCGCGACCGGATCACCCGTGGGCGGACATCCTGGGCATGGATGCGTTCCAGCGCCTGTGCCGCGCCATGGGTGGTAGCCGGATCACCATCCCCCGAAACGCTTTGGCGCGGAGCGTCAAGGCGCGCATGGGCGCTTTGAAAGCGCAAGGCCTGTCGCACCGCGCCATCGCCCGGCAGCTGACCTGCACGGAGCGCTATGTGCGCATGGTGATGAATGCTGGGTCGGACCCGCGACAGGGTCAGCTGTTCGGGGAGGATTGACGGCGCCGCTTGGCCGTCTGATGATTGAAGAAAGTGGCGAGGTCCCCGGAAGGGGTTCCGGGGACGCGGAACGGCTTCCGGGTTGCGACAATCCCCTCAGACATGGATTTCTGAGGGGACTTTTTATGAGCGACGCACTTTACGAGCATGCGCTGGCGGTCGTGCTGGCGCATGAGGGCGGGTACGTCAACGACCCCGTCGATCCCGGCGGCGCCACGAACTTTGGCGTCTCCCTGCGCTGGCTGCGCAAGGTCGGCTTGCTGGACCTGGACGGGGACGGTCTGCCGGACGGCGACCTGGATCTCGACGGCGACATCGATGTCGACGACATCCGACAGATGACCCGCGAGGACGCGGCCAAGCTCTACCGCCTGCACTGGTGGGACCGGTACGGCTACGGCGACTTCCACCTGACCATCGCCACCAAGGTCTTTGACCTGTCCATCAACATGGGCGCCCGCCAGGCGCACAAGTTGCTGCAGCGCGCGTGCCGCGCCGCCGGTCACGATCTGGCCGACGATGGCGTGATCGGTCCGATCACCCGCGCGGCCGTCGCGGACGTGCCGGCTGAGCGCCTCATTCTGCCGTTCCGCTCCGAGGCGGCTGGCTTTTATCGCTCGCTGATCGCCGCGCGCCCGGCCTTTGCGAAGTATCGCAATGGCTGGCTGCGCCGCGCCTACGCTTGAGGAGGCCCCGATGACAAACCCGACGAACGCCAAGCCCTGGTATCAGTCGCGTTCCATTATGGGCGCCCTGGTCTCCATGCTGGCCATGCTGGCCGGCACCCTGGGGGTTGCCATTTCGCCCGAGCTGCAAAACGAGATCGTCACCGCGCTGATCACACTGGCCGGCGTGATCGGCACCGGCGTCTCGATCTACGGCCGTGTGAAGGCATCGAAGCCGATCAAGCCGCCGTCGGCCCGCGCGGGGAAGATGATGCTGGTGGCCGTCGCCCTCGGCGCGCTGTCCGTGGGCGGCCCGGTCGCCTGCGCGTCCTACACCTCCATGCAGGCTGAGGAGGCGTCGGCCGAGCAAACGGTCTACGCGCTGCAGGCGGATTACAACGCGGTGCTCGCCTCGGCCGCCGCGTACGCGGGCAGCGATGCGGCCGATCCGGACGCGGTGGACGCGATCCGGCGCCTGGACGACGCCGCTTATGACGCCCTGCGGGAGGCGCAGGTGGCGGCGCGCGCGGGCGATGCTGCCGTGACCGCCGCCGCCGTCTCCGTGGCGCGCAGCGCCATCGCCGAGCTGGCGCGGTACCTCATGAACCTGGAGGCCACGCGATGATGAGTACCGCACAGATGATCCTGGTGGGGATCCAGATCGCCGAGGCCGTGGCGGCCGGCATCCCGGAAGCCATCAAGGCCAAGCAGGCCGTCGAGCGCATGCTGGCCGAAGGCCGGGACCCGACGGACGAAGAATGGGAGGTCCTGAACGCGACCACCGCCGCATTGCGTGAACGACTGCACGGGGGTGGGTGATGACGTTCCACGAGCTTCTGGGGACATACGGCTGGGCGGCCGCCATTGTCGCCAACCTTGTGATCGCCTGGGTTGGTTGGTCGCTGCGCCATCATTTCGTGACACGCGAAGACCACGCCACGGCGCTCGAGGAGGTGGCGCGTAGGCACCGGGATCTCGTGGACAAGATCGAGGGGGCGCAGCGGGGCGCGTGTCCGGCGGCTGAGCGAGCCCTGCGGCGGGCCGAGGATGCCGCCGCCGAGATCAACTCCATGCCGACGCGCGACGAGATGCACCAGCTGCGCTTGTCGGTGACGGAGCTGAGTGGGCGCATCGAGCGACTGGGCGAGCGCCTGGATGGTCAGAAAGACAGCATGGGCCGCTTTCAGGCCGTGCTGGATCGGGTCGAGGACTATCTGCTGAAAGGTACAGGGCGGTGAGCTACCGAGATTATGTCGCCGAGGACCGGCGCCTGGTCATCCTCAAGCTGCTGGAGGAAGACCAGGGGGGCAGTCACAACCACGCGGTGCTGCAGGAGGCTCTGCGCCGCTGGGGTCACACCATGAGCCGCGACCAGGTCAAGGCCGAGCTGGCGTGGCTGGCCGACCAGGGGCTGGTCACCATCCAGATGGTCGGCGAGGGCAACCCGTACCATGTGGCCACGATCACGGATCGCGGCTGTGATGTGGCCACCGGCGCCGCGAGCGTGCCTGGCGTGAAGCGTTCGCGCGGGGGGCGATGATATGGGCCGGAGGTCCACTATCGAGCGCCTGCCCGCCGAGGTGCGGGACACCATTGCCAGCTTGCGCCGACAAGGGCGCACGCTCGATGAAATCATGGCCAAACTGCGCGAGCTGGACGTGGAAGTGTCGCGGACCTCGTTGTGGAGGCACACGAAGCAGCTGGACGCCATCGCCGACCACATGCGGCGGTCCCAGGACATGGCGCGCGCGCTGACCGAGCGGTTCGGCAACAATGGCATCGGCGACCTGGCGCGATACAATCTGCAGGTGGCGCACGGCTTGCTGATGCGCCTGATGTTCAGCGACGACGGGGAGCCCATCCAACTGGACGCCAAAGAGGCCATGTTCTTGACGTCGGCTCTCAAGAACGTGGTGACGGCCTCCAAGTCAGACCAGGAGCGCGAGATCAAGCTGCGCGACCGTATCGCGGCACAGGCCGAGGAGGTGGCGGCCGAGACGGTGGCGGAGCTGAAGAAGGTGGGGATGTCGGCGGATGGCGCCGAGGCCATCCGAGCCCGTATCCTAGGGGTGGCCAGCGCATGACGGACGATGCCGCGCCCTTCGTCTTGTTGCCCTACCAGCAGCGGTGGATTGCCGACCGCTCGCCAGTCAAGGTCGCCGAGAAGAGCCGTCGCGTCGGTATCACCTGGGCCGAGGCCGCCGACGACGTCCTCATCGCCGGTCTGGCGGCCGACTACGGCGGGGATGATGTCTGGTACATCGGATACAACCAGGACATGGCGCGCGAGTTCATCGAGACCTGCGCCGACTGGGCCAAGCACTTCGCGACCGCCGCCGAGGCCATGGAGGAGGTGCTGGTCGAGGACGAGGACAAGGATATCCTCGCCTTCCGCATCCGCTTCGCGTCGGGCCACAAGGTCACCGCCCTGTCCTCCCGCCCCTCCAACCTGCGCGGCAAGCAGGGCGTGGTGGTCATCGACGAGGCGGCCTTCCACCCAGACCTTCAAGAGCTGTTGAAGGCGGCTTTTGCGCTGCTGATCTGGGGCGGCCGAGTGCGCATCATCTCCACGCACGACGGCGTCGAGAACGCCTTCAATGAGCTGGTCGAGGACATTCGGGCGGGGCGCAAGAAGTACGGCCTCCATCGGATCACGTTCGACGAGGCGCTGGGGGAGGGTCTGTATCGGCGCATCTGCCTAGTCAACGGCACCGAGTGGTCGCCGGAGATCGAGGCGGAGTGGCGCCAGGAGATCATCGACTTCTACGGCGACGGCGCCGACGAGGAACTCTTCTGCATCCCGAAGGCCTCGGGCGGCCGGTACATCCCGCGCGCCCTGATCGAGGCCCGGATGGACGAGGCGGTGCCCGTTTTGCGGTGGGTCCAGACCGACGACTTCGTCGACCAGCCCGACCACATCCGCGAGGCCGACTGCCGCGAATGGCTCGACCTCACGGTGCGGCCACACCTTCTGCGCCTGTCCGGCACCGAGCGCACCTTCTTCGGCGAGGACTTCGGGCGGTCGGGCGACCTCACGGTCATCTGGCCGCTGGTGCTGGAGCAGAACCTGGTGCGCCGCACGCCCTTCATCATCGAGATGCGCAATATCCCATTCCGCCAGCAGGAGCAGGCGCTCTTCTACCTGGCCGACCGCCTGCCCCGGTTCTCGGGCGGCAAGCTCGACGCCCGCGGCAACGGCCAGTACCTGGCCGAGGTGGCGCGCCAGCGCTACGGCTCGCAGCTGATCGAGCAGGTCATGCTGTCGGAGGGCTGGTACCGCGACAACATGCCGCCCCTGAAGGCGGCCTTCGAGGACGGCACCATTACGCTGCCGAAGGATGCCGACGTGCTCGACGACTTCCGGGCCATTGAGGTGGTACGCGGTGTCGCGCGCGTGCCGGACGGGGCCAGAACGAAGGGCCGCCACGGGCAGCGCCACGGCGACGCCGCCATCGCCGCCGCCTTGGCCTACGCGGCTTCGGAAGATGATGCAGGCCCCATTGATGCCACGGTCGCCGGCGACGTGCGGCATGGCTATCGGGGTTTCGGCGATGATGGCGGTGAAGCCGGGCAAGCGACCGGACGCGGTTTCGGTACGCTCGGCGGGCTGAACGATTTTGAAGGGTTCCTGTGATGGACGCGCCGGTCTACGAAGAGATCGCGGCCGCCAGCGGCGATGGTGACGATATCACCGCCGGGTATGTGGCCGAGTTGCGCCAACCGCGCGATGAGATCCTGCGCACGCGCGGGCGCGGCGCATTGACCATCTATGAGCGCCTGAAGCGTGACGATCAGGTCCAGTCGTGCTTCCAGCAGCGCGTCAATGCCGTGGTGTCTCGCGAGTGGTCGGTGGAGCCCGGCGGCACCAAGCGACAGGACAAGAAAGCCGCCGAGTTCGTCGAGGCGCAGCTGCGGCACATTCGCTTCGACAACGTCACCAAAAAGATGCTCAACGGCGTGTTCTACGGATACGGCGTGGCGGAGTGCATGTGGGCGGCCGATGGCGCGCAGATCGTGCTCGACGACATCCGCGTCCGCCGGGCCGGCCGGTTCCGCTTCGGCCTCGACGGCAGCCTGCGCTTGCTGGCCAAGGGACACCCCGAGGGCTTGGTCATGCCCGACCGCAAGTTCTGGACCTTTGCCGCCGGCGCCGACGACGATGATGATCCGTACGGACGTGGGCTGGCCTATTGGCTGTATTGGCCCGTGTGGTTCAAGCGCAACGGCCTGAAATTCTGGGCGATCTTCATGGAAAAGTTCGCCGCGCCGACGGCCAAGGGCACTGTGCCGAAGGGCGCCACCCAGGAGGAGCGCGAGAAGCTGCTGGCCGCCTTGCGCGCGATCACCATGGACAGCGCCCTGGTCATACCAGAGGGCACCCAGGCCGAGTTGCTGCAGGCAGCCAAGTCGTCGGCCGGGGACTATGCCACGTTCTATCGCCTCATGGATGCCGCGATCGCGAAGGTCGTGCTGTCACAGACGATGACCACGGACAACGGCTCCAGTCTTGCTCAGGCGCAGGTGCACGCCGACGTCAAGCTCGAGGTGGTCAAGGCCGACGCGGACCTGATCTGCGAGAGCTTCGCGGACCAGGTGGTGCGCTGGCTGGTGGACTGGAACTTCCCCGGCGCCGCATATCCGGCGGTGTGGCGCGACGTGACTGAACCCGAGGACCTCAAGGCGCGGGCGGACCGGGACAAGATCATTCACGACATGGGGTTCGCGCCTCGCCAAGACTACATCGACGCAACATACGGCGAGGGGTTCGCGCCACGCCAGCGCGCCCCATCAGCGCCGCCACCCGCCGACGCATCCCCATCGTTCGCTGAGGATGATGGGGATGGGGATGTGGTCGATGCCCTGGCCGCGCAACTGGATGAGATCGCCGAGCCGGCGCTGGGCGCGTGGATCAGCGAGGTTCGTCGCGTGATCGACACGTCCGCCTCTGTCCCCCAGGCGATCACGCGACTGGAGGCGCTCTACCCATCGCTGCCGCTGAGCGATCTGGCCGCAGCCATTGGGGATGCTATGGCCGTCGCGGACCTCTCTGGCCGTGCCGAGGCTATCGATGTCTGAGGAGATCGTCCCGACCGCGCTCCCATTTGAGGAGGCCGCTGACTACTTTCGGCAAAAGGTTAATCTGCCGACCGCTGCCTGGACGGATCTGCGTGAGGGGATGCACGCGCGGGCCTTCGTGGTGGCCGGCGCGACCAAGGCGGCGCTGCTGTCGGATTTTCGGGAGGCACTGCAGGTCGCGCTCGACGAGGGCGAGACGCTGCGCGACTTCCGCAAGCGGTTCGACGATATCGTGAAGCGCCACGGGTGGACCCACAATGGCACGCCGGGATGGCGGTCTCGCGTGATCTATGACACGAACCTGCGGATGGCTCATGCAGCGGGGAGATGGTCGCAGATAGACCGACTGACGGCGCAAGGCACAAAGGTGTATCTCCGCTACTCGGCCATTCTCGACCAGCGCACAAGACCGCAACACAGAGGGTGGAATGATGTGGTGCTGCCCGCTGACCACGATTTCTGGAAAACTCACTATCCGCCCAATGGCTGGCGTTGTCGCTGTTCGGTCCAAGTGCTGCCAGAACGAAGCTTGGCGCGGTATGGCCTGAAGGTGACACCTCCGCCGCCGAACACGGCCCCACAGCCACGCACCGTGAACACGCCCAACGGGCCAGTGTCATGGCCCACGCCGCCCGGCATCGACGCCGGTTTTGGCTACAACGTGGGTCGGGCTGCATTCGGCCAGCGTCTGGACGAGGCCACGATGGCGGCATGGCGCAAGCACGGAGGGTCGGCCTGGCGCCGCCTGACAGACGGCGACTGGCGCGCTGCCGGCCGCCCCGCGCGACTGCCTGTGGATCCCGCCTCCGCACGGCCGACCGGCAACCCAGCCGACGATCCGGCGGGCTTCGTGGCGGAACAGATCGGCGGCGAGAGCGTGGTGCTGAAGACCCCGGATGGCGATGCGCTGACGTTGACGGCATCCGTGCTCGCGGACCATGTGCCGGCCGACCGCTTGCCTTACATGACAGAGCTGAAGGAAACCGTCACCGATCCCGCCGAGATCTGGATGGCATTCGAGCAGCACGAAGGCACGGGCCGCGTGCGCCTGGTCAAGCGCCTGGTGCGCGCTGTCGATGTGGGCGGTGACCGATACATGATCTTGGTCGCCCAGACCGCCGGCGGGCGGTTCGAGGGGTGGACGGTTATTCCGACATCAAAGGCTGGGTACGCCCGCCAGCAGCGCGTCGGGCAATTGTTGTGGGCGCGCCCAGAATGATGGAGAGGTGGGGACCTGGCTGCAGTCGGGGCGGCCGGTCTCTGCGGATCGATCCCAGGGCCCGCTCCCTCACCATCCGCATCGGGCGCAGTATAGCGCTCCCGCGCCGCGCCGACAACGGGCCGGTCATCTGCACGCCCGCGCTGGAGGGTCGCAGGTGAGCGAGGCGGGCGAGCCGGTACCCAAAGCCCAGGAGGCCTAAGGCGCGCATCCAGGCCCGTTTAAGACCCGTTTAACGGCGATGCTACGGGTCGCGTCTCGCCTGCCATGCGCTTGACCGCCGATCCACACCGGCGCACTCTATTCCGAGTAGTGGCCCTGGACCGCGTGCCCGGAAGGCTTTCCGGGCATAGCCGGCAATCGGGCTGGCGCATTCTGCCTCGCACCAACCAACGCGAGGCAGACCGTGGACGACCCCCGCGAGATCCAGATTTTCAAGGCCGGCCGTCACACGGCCATGAGCGGCGAGGCCCTGAGCTTCAGCGACGCCGACCTCGACGGCACCGTGTCGTCCTACGACCCCGCGGTGCACGAGGCCCCGGTGGTCATCGGCCATCCCAAGCACGACGCCCCGGCCTACGGCTGGGTCAAGGGCCTGCGCCGCGACGGCGACACCCTGCTCGCCGGCGTCGACCAGCTGGAGCCCGGCTTCGCGGAGATGGTCCGCGACGGCCGCTTCAAGAAGGTCTCCGCCAGCTTCTACAAGCCCGACAGTCCCTCGAACCCCAAGCCGGGCAGCTACTACCTGCGGCACGTCGGCTTCCTGGGAGCACAGCCGCCGGCCGTGAAGGGCCTGGCGCCGATCGAGCTGTCGGACGACCCCGAGCAGGCGGTGACCATCGAGTTTTCGGAAGCTTCCGGTCAGACGGTCGGCGACCTCTTTCGCGCGATGCGGGACTGGGTGCTCGCCAAGTTCGGCCAGGAAGACGCCGACCAGGCGCTGCCTCCGTTTCTCGTGACATCCCTTCAAGAGCAGGCGGCGCAGGACCCCGCGTCGTCATTCAGCGAACCCACAGCCCAGGAGGTGCCGCCCGTGCCCAAGACGCCTGATCAACCGGCTGACCCCGGCGACCTGAAGCGGCGCGAAGAAGATCTGGCCGAGCGTGAAGCCGCGCTCGCCGAACGTGAGCGCCAGCGTCGCCGTGCCGACAACGCGAGTTTTCTGGAGGGCCTGGTCAAGGAAGGCCGGCCGTTGCCGTGTGCGCAGGAAACCCTGCTGGCGTTCATGGACGCCATTGCCGCCGCGGCGGTGGAGTTTGCGGAAGGCGAGCGCCGCGACCCCCTGACCGTCTTCAAGGAGGATCTGTTGGCCAAGCTGCCCAAGCAGGTCGATTTCGGAGAAAAGGCCCCGGCCGACGGTGCCGAGGTGGCGGCGGAAAGCGCTGAGGACATCACTCGCCGCGCGCTGGTCTATCAGGAGGAGCAGCGCAAATCCGGCATCCAGGTCAGCGTGACCGAGGCGGTGCGACATGTGACGAAGGAGAAGTCGTGATGAGCAATCCGGGCCTGATCAAGGCCTTCCGGTCCGGGGCGCCCATCGCGGCGCGGCGGATCGTGAAGATTGAAGCGGATGGCGATGTCGTCCAGGCAGCCGGCGCTACGGACGCCCTGGTCGGCGTATCCGACCTTGGCGCGTCCGACGCTGGCCAGACATGCGATGTGATTTTGTCGGACCTGGCCGATGTGGAATACGGCGGCGCCGTATCGTTCGGCGACATGCTGACCAGCGACGCGGACGGCCGCGCCGTCGCAGCTGCGCCGGCCACGGGGGCCAACAACGCGATCATCGGTCAGGCGCTGCTGGATGGCGCCTCCGGCGACATCGGCCTGGTGCACATCGCCAAGTCGCAGATGCAGGGCTAAGGAGAACACCCGATGACGCACCCGTTTCCCACCGACCCGGCGCTGACCGCCATCGCCCTGGCGTACCACAATGCCGCCATGATCGCCGACCTGGTGTTGCCCCGGTCTCCGGTCGGTAAGCGCGAGTTCAAGTATTACGAACACGACATGGCAGAGGGCTTCACCGTCCCGGATACGCGGGTCGGCCGCAAGTCGCGGCCGGGCCAGGTCGAGTTCCACGCGACGGAAAAGACCTCGTCCTGTGACGATTACGGCCTGGATGATCCCGTGCCGCAGGATGACATCGACAATGCCCCGTCCAACTACGACCCGCGCGGCCGGGCGGTCGAGGGCATCACCAATCTGATCGAGCTCGACCGCGAGGTGCGCACGGCCGGGTTGGTGTTCAGCGCGGATACCTACCCGTCGGGTCACAAGGAAACCCTGTCAGGCACCGACCAGTTTTCTGATGCGGCCAGCACTCCGCTCGCGGTCATCAGCGCCGCTCTCGACAAGGTCATCATGCGCCCGAACATCATGGTGATCGGGCAGCCGGCGTGGACGATCCTGCGTCAGCACCCCGAGATCGTGAAGGCGGCCCACGGCAACAGCGGCGACAAGGGCATGGCGTCGCGTCAGGCTGTGGCCGAGTTGTTCGAGCTGGAGGAACTGGTCGTCGGTCAGGCGTGGGTGAACACCGCGCGGCGTGGCCAGGCCGCGAACTACCAGCGCACCTGGGGCAAGCACATTGCCCTGCTGCACCGCGACCGAAACGCCGATACCCGCCAGGGCGCGACGTTCGGCCTGACCGCGCAGTTCGGCGGACGGGTCGCTGGATCCTGGCCGGACCGCAACATCGGGCTGCGCGGTGGTGAGTTCGTGCGCGCTGGTGAAAGCGTCAAGGAGCTGATCACCGCGCCGCACCTCGGCTACTTCCTGGAAAACGTGGCGGCGTGATGGAGGGGCCGATGGCGAAGTATGACGTCCTCAGTGCCGTGCGCTCCGGCGGCCGGCTGCATCCCGAAGGGACCGTCGTCGATATGGACCCGGCGGAAGCCGAGCCGTTGGTGGTCCTGGGGCGGCTGGCGCCGGTCGGCAAGTCAAAGCCGCCGGCCGGCAAGCCGAAAAGTGAGCCGGCGCCGGACCCCGAGAAGACCTGATTGGAGGGGCGATCATGGCCTATGCCGCCATCCAGGAGTTCAAGGACCGCATCGACGACCAGGTCGTCCTGCAGCTGACCACGCGAGACGGCCAGACGGCCGACGATGCCGCTATCCAGCAGGCCCTGGATGATGCCGCTGCCGTGATCGATGGCTACCTGGAGCGCGTTTCTATCGCCGACCGGCCATCGGCGGGCGTGCTGCGACCGTACGCCGTGGACATTGCCGTCTACCGCCTGGCGCGCAACCGGCCCGGCCAGGAGTTCGAGAGCATTCAGGCTGCCTACGAGGCCGCCGTGAAGTTCCTGTCGCGCGTTGCCGAGGGCCGGTTCCCCGGCGCCGGCGCCAGCGAGAGCCCGACCGGTGGCGCGGCCATTCATTCCGCCCCGCCGCGTGTCTTCAGCGCAGCCGCCATGGGCGACTTCTGATGCCGGTGCATCTGCGGATCACGGTGGATGACGATGGTGCCGTGGCGGCGCTGCGGGGCCTGGAAGCGCGACTGGGAAGCCTGCGGCCGGCCATGGACGAAATCGGCGCGGCGATGCAGGCGTCGACCCACCAGCGGTTCATCACGGCCTCGGGTCCAGACGGAAAATCCTGGCCGGCGCTGTCGGCTGAAACCAAGAAGCGGCGTGGCGACGACGCCCGCCCGTTGCGCGACCGGGGGCATTTGTTTGACAGCATCAGCTGGCGCGCGGGCGCGGCGGAGGTGGCGGTGGGATCGGTGCGCAAATACGCGCGTATCCAGCAGTTGGGGGGCAAGGCTGGCCGAGGTCGACGGATCACCATCCCCGCGCGGCCATATCTGGGCGTGGATCGTGAGGATCGCCGCGAGATTGCGGAAATCCTGCGCGCGCATGTGGAGGGGTAACGATGTTTGTTGACGGCATGGTTCTGGCCATTGTCGAGCGCCTGCGCGCGGCGGTGCCGAGCCTGTTGGTGGATCCGTTCCCGGACAACCCGGAGAGCTATCGCCTCTACCACCCAAGGGGCGCGGCCCTGGTCGTGTATGGCGGATCACAGTATGGCGAACCGGAGGCCGTGGACATCCTGGTCCAGGAGCGCCGCGCCGAGTTCGATGTGGTGGTCCTGCTGCGCAATCTGCGTGGGCCGGAGGGCGCCAATGCGCATCTGGACGCCATCCGGCTCGCGTTGACCGGGTTTCGCCTGCCGTGGGGCGGGTCGAAGCTGCGCCCGGTGCGGGACCGGTTTGTGGACCACGACAACGGTGTCTGGCGCTTCGAGCTGACGTTCGCGGCCGTTGTCCCGGCCATTGAACCGGCGCCGGAAGAGCTCGGTCCGGTCATCAAAAAGCTGACGTTCACCGGAGAAGACGGCACCGCCCTGGTGCCCAAGGAGGAACCATGAGCAAGGCGGTGAAGCGGTACCGGTATGAGGGGCCTGTGTCGGGGGTCACCCTGCGCGAGGGAAGGTCGCGGCGCGAGGTGATGTTGCAGCCGGGCCGCGAGGTCGAGTTGCCCAGCGACAACCCGCACGTCGCCGCCCTGGTGGCGCGCCGGCATCTGATCGAGGTGGCGCCCGCGCCGGCCCCCGCGCCGGGCCGGAAGGCGACCAAGCAGGAGGAGAAGTAGTCATGCCCGCCGCATTCCTTCACGGCGCCGAGACCATCGAAATCTCGAAAGGTCCGCGCCCCGTCAAGCAGGTTAAGAGCGCCGTGATCGGCCTCGTCGGGCTGGCCCCGATCCACCTGCTGGCGGCCGAGAACCGGCGCATCAACGAGCCGTTCCTGGTGCTGTCGGACACCGACGCCGGCAAGTACTGCGGTCCGCAGGTGACGGGCTTCACGATCCCGCAGGCGCTCGATGCGATCTTCGATCAGGGCCGGGGCACGGTGATCGTGATCAACGTCTTCGACCCGGCCACACACAAGCAGGACGTGACCGGCGAGACCCTCACCTTCGCCGGCGACACAGTGACCCTGGCGCACGGCGCGGACAGCATCATCTCCGCCACCGTATCGCCGGACGGCGCCGGCGACGCTTACGTCGAGGGCACCGATTACACTCTCGACTACGCCACCGGTGTGATCACCCGCATCGAAGGCGGTGCCATCACGGCGACCACAACCATCCTGGTGGACTACAGCCACGCGGACGTCAGCGCCGTGACGCCCGCCGACATCATCGGCACCACCGACGTGGCCGGCAATCGGACCGGCATGCAGGGCTGGCTGAACAGCTACAACCGCTTCGGTTTCTTCCCGAAGATCCTGATCGCGCCGGGCTGGTGCACCCAGGAAAGCGTGGCCGTCGAGCTCGAGGTGCTGGCTTCGCAGGACAAGTGCCGGGCTGTCGCGCTGGTCGACGCCCCCATCGGCACGACACGCGACAACGCCCTGACCGGGCGCGGACCGGACGGCGCCATCAACTTCAACTTCAGCTCCGACCGCGTGGTCCTGTGTTATCCACACCTCAAGGTCTACGACCTGGCCACCAACACCGAGCGCCTGGAGCCGTTCTCGCAACGTCTGGCCGGGGTGATTGCGGCCGTGGACGATGCATACGGATACTGGTTCAGCCCGTCCAACAAGGTCATCAAGGGGATCACCGGATCCGAGCTGGATCTGTCCGCGATGATCAACGATCCGACCAGTGACGTGAACACGCTGAACGAGGCCGGCATCGTCACCCTGTTCAATTCGTTCGGCACCGGGCTGCGCACCTGGGGCAACCGCTCTTCGGCGTTCCCGGCCTCGACGGCCCAGACCAACTTCATCCAGACCCGGCGCACGGCGGACATGATCCATGAAAGCCTGGAGTACGCCATGCTCCAGTTCATCGATCTGCCGATCAACGACGCCCTGATCGACGCCATCAAGGAGACGGCCAACGGCTTCATCCGGGTGCTGATCGGTCGAGGCGCGCTGATCCAGGGGTCGCGCGTCGAGTGGCTGAAGGAGCGCAACCCCGACGTCGAGATTGCCGCCGGGCACCTGACCTTCAGCATTACCATGCTGCCGCCTCCGCCGGCCGAACGGATCACGTTCGAGAGCTTCATTGACATCAGCCTGCTGTCCAACCTGCAGGCCGGCTAAGAGAGGGGCACCATGTCCATCCAGGTCAACAAGATCTTCAACGCCAACATCTACCTCGACGGCACCAACAACCTGATCGGCCGGGCGGCGGAGGTGGCCCTGCCCGATATCGCTCCGGCGGTGAGCGAGCACTCCGGTCTGGGGATGGTGGGCACGCTGGAGCTGCCGTCTGGCCTTCAGCCCCTGACGATGACCATCAAGTGGACCGGGTTCTACGCCGAGCATTTGCGCGCGGGCGCGAACCCGTTCAAGGCGCATCAGTTTCAGGTGCGCGGATCCCTGGAGACCTACGCGGCCGAGGGACGGGTGGCGGAGGTTCCGGTCGTCTGGCTGGTGACCGCTGCCTGGAAGAAGGGCGCCCTGGGATCGATCAAACCCAAGGAGGCCGCCGAGTTCGAGGACGAGATGGCGGCCACGTATGTCAAGGTGCTGCATGACGGCGAGGAGCTTCTGGAGGTGGATGTCATGCAAAACATCTGGCGCGCGGGCGGTGAAGACGTGCTCGCCAACTATCGCCGGAACATTGGAGGCTGATGATGACCGACAAAGACAAGAAAAGCCGTGAAGTCGACCTGCCCAGCGGCGGAAAGGCCATCATTCGACCCGGCAAGGGTCGTGACCTGCTGGCCGCGACGCGTATGGCCGGCGGGCCGAATGACCCCATGCGCATGGTCTTCGGCCTCGTCGCGTCGCTGGTGACCATCGACGGTCGGGCGCTGACCATCGAAGACGTCGAGGATTTGCCCCTGCCGGACGTGCTCAAGCTGCAGGGCGAAGTGATGGGAAACGCCGGCTCGTTACCCGCCGGCACTTTGCCCAGCTGAAGGCCGAGGCCGGCGTCGGGCACGCCGAGCTGATGGCCATGAGCTGGGACGACGTCCTGGCGGAGGTCGATGACTTCGCCAGCTACGTCAGGCAACGCAACGAAGACCTGAAGCGCCAGGGATGATGCCGTGAACGACGCATTCAACATGTCTGTGATCGTTTCGGCCATCGACCGGGCAACCGGGCCGATCCGGGAAATCACACAGACAGTCGGCGGCCTGGAAGGGGCATCCAGACGGGCAGCCCAGGCCAGCCAGCGCCTGGCCAGCGCCGGCGCCATGGCCACCGGGCTTGGCGCCGGCCTGGGTGCCGGTCTGGGCATGGCGCTGCAACCGGCTATCGCGTTCGAAAGCGCGATGGCGGACGTCGGCAAGGTCGTAAACTTCGACACGCCGGCGGCATTTGCGCAGATGGGCGACGACATCCTGGCGATGTCGACCCGCATCCCGATGGCGGCCCAGGGTCTGGCCGACATTGCTGCCGCCGCCGGTCAGGCCGGTATTGCGCGCCAAGAGTTGCTGCGCTTCGCCGAGGATGCGGCCAAGATGGGCGTGGCCTTCGATATGAGCGGCGCCGAAGCCGGTGGCGCGATGACGGGGCTGCGGACCATCTTTGCCTTGACCCAAGATCAGGTGGTCAGCCTGGGCGATGGCATCAACCATCTGGCCAACAACATGGACGCCACGGCCGGCGGGCTCTTGAACATCATGAACCGCGCCGGTTCGACGGCGAAGCTGATTGGATTTACCGGAGAGCAGACGGCAGCCCTGGGTGCGGCCTTTCTGGCGCTCAAGACGCCGCCCGAAGTCGCGGCGACCGCTATGGACGCCCTGTTTACTAGGGTGGCGACGGCTGACGGGCAGGGCGAGAAATTCCAGGCGGCGCTGGCCGGCATCGGCATGAGCGCGGGCCAATTGAAAACCGCCCTGGCCGATGACGCGCAGGGTGCTCTGTTGGACTTCCTGGACGCTGTCCGAGGGTCCGACGATGTGATGGGCACGCTGAGCGACCTGTTCGGGGCGGAATACGCCAAGCATATGTCCAAGCTGGTGGGGTCGCTCGACACATACCGCAATGCCGTAGGCTTGGTGGCAGAGGAAACGGCCTACGCCGGATCGATGCAGGCCGAGTATCAGGCGCGCTCGGAGACGACCGAGAACGCCCTGCAACTCATGCAGAACATCATGAACAGGCTGGCAGTCACACTCGGAAGCCTGCTGCTGCCGGCGCTGAACGAGGGGCTGCTTGTGCTGCGGGATCTCGGCGACCGCGTGACGGCGTTCGCTAAGGCGAACCCGGAGATCTTCCGCATGGGCCTTTTGCTGGCCGGCGCGGCAGCCGCAGCGGCGGCGGTGCTGGGCCCTGTCATGCTGATCGGGAGCGCCCTGTTGTCAGGCATCGGCGGCGCGTTGGGTGTGCTGGCTGCGCTCACCGGACCGATGGGGCTGCTGTTGGCGGGGCTGGTGGCGGGCGGTGTTCTGGTGGCCCGAAACTGGGACGCAGTCAGCGCGACCTTCAAGGGCCTTTGGGCGGGGTTCAAAGATGGTTTGAGCGGCCTGCATCCGGCCATTGAGGCCCTCGGTGATGCGTTCGCGCCCGTGGTCGACGCCGCGTCGACGCTGTGGGACTGGTTCACCGGGCTGTTTGCGCCAGTGGACGGCCTGGCCGCGTCGGCCGACGCGGTGGGTGCGTCGTGGGGCCGGGCGGCCGGCGAGATGGTCAGCGCACTGGCGGCCCCCTGGTTGCTGGATATGGCCGATGCGGTGACCATGGCCTGGGAAATGGTGCCGGCCGTCATCGCGTCTGTGGGGGCCGCGTTCGCGGACTTGCGAGCCTTCGCGTCGCCGTGGCTGGCGGACATGGGGCGGCGCATACGCGCCGTGTGGGACCGAGTGCCGGGCGCGATTGTCGCTGTGCAACAGGTGCTGGCCGATCTTTGGGTAAGCGCGAAGGAAATTGCGGCGGGATGGTCGACCGGCTTCGCGCGCGTGTTCGACGGTGCGCGCTGGTCCGCCCTGACGGCCCACATAGAGCCGCTGATGGATGCGTTCCGCGCACTGGGCGGAGCGCTGGCGGGCCTCTGGCCCGAAATGGAGGGCGCGGACGGCACAGCGATGCGGTTCGGCGAAACGCTGGGCGCCATCGCGGGCGGTGCGTTGAACACCCTGGCAGATGTGATTGCCATGATCGCCACAGGCATCACGGGCCTGACGCAGGCGTTGGCCGGGTTGCTGTCGGGCGATCTGTCCGCCGTCGCGGATGGCTTGCTGCTGGCCTGGGACGGGGTGGCGACATTTTTCGAGAACCTCTCCCAGACGGTCACTGGGATGTCGCTGGCCGATGCCGGGCGCGCCATTCTTCAGGGTTTGGCGGATGGCATCGTGGGCGGCCTGGCCTTGGCGACAGACGCCATCGGCGCCGTCGCCAGCGGTATCATGCAGAAGTTCAAGGAGTGGCTGGGGATCAACTCGCCCTCGACGGTCTTCGCCGAGTTCGGCGGCTGGATCATGGACGGCCTGAAGGACGGCCTGCTTGCCAAGCTCACGGCCGTCACGGAAGCGGTCGGCAACATCGCCAACAACATCATGGAGAAGTTCAAGGGCTGGCTGGGGATCAGCTCGCCCTCGACGGTGTTTGCCGAGTTCGGCGGCTGGATCATGGACGGCCTGAAGGACGGCCTGCTTGCCAAGCTCACGGCCGTCACGGAAGCGGTCGGCAACATCGCCAGCACGGTGGCGGAGAAGTTCAAGGGCTGGCTGGGGATCAGCTCACCATCGAAGGTCTTTGCGGGCTTCGGCGGCGACGTGATCGCCGGTCTGGCGGTGGGCATGCGGGCCAACGAAGGCCTCGCTGCTGATCGGGTGGCGGGCCTGAGCCGGGCCGTCAAGGCCGCAGCCGCCGGTGCGGTGGCTGGCGCCGTGGCCGGCACGCCCGCTATGGCGGTCCCGGAGCTGGGGGCCATGACGCCCCCAGCGCCCGCGCTGATGGCGCCGCCGGTGGCGCCGGAGTTCCCGGCGCGCCCGCCAGCACCCGGCGCCGGCCCCGTCAACGTGACCCTCCAGGTCACGGTCCAGGGCGACGCCACCCGTGAAACGGTCCAGGACTTGGAGGAGACCCTGACCCGATGGGTGCATAGCAACGGGCGCATGTTGACCGACGTCGTGGGCCGCGAGGCCGAACGGCGTGGACGCATGGATTTTGGCGGAGGCTGACATGCTGCTGATGTTCGGCCCGGTCACGATGGATGTGCTGGTGGTGCGGGGCCTCGAGATCTCGGACGGCTGGGGCTATGCCGAGCACGCCGTCATCGAAGGCAAGCCCAAGCTCCAGTTCACTGGCCCCCGGCTGCGCGAGGTATCCCTGCAGTTCCGCCTGAGGCGCGACTGGGGCGATCCGGAAGCGATGCTGGGGCAGTTGCGCGCGCTGGCGGACGCGGGCACAGCGGGCCTGCTACAGCGGGGCGACGGCCGCTTGATCGGGCTCTTCGTTCTGACCTCGCTCTCGGATCGCCCGAGGTGGGCCGTGTCCAGCGGTCGGCCTGTGGACATTGAGGCATCGGCCCAACTGAAGGAGTACGTCCCGGAGGATGCCAGGCCGGCGGCCATTGCCGTGACGGGCGCGGCGCTGGCGCGACGGGGGTAAGTCATGGAGTTCCTGCAGCACATCACGACCGACGGGGAGCGCTGGGATACCATCGCCTACCGCTACTATGGCGACCCGCACCGCTACGAAGGCATCATCAAGGCCAACCCGCACGTGCCCACCGGCCGGTTGCTGCCCGGCGGGCTAACCCTGCGCATCCCCCTGGTGTCGCCGGACCGCCTGGTGCCGGCCGACGCGCTGCCGCCATGGAAGAGGGGCTGAGATGCTGGCGCCCGTCCGCACGCCCATGTGGCGCCTGGTCTACCAGGGCACCGACATCACCGGCGACATTGCCCCTGAGGTCGTATCCGTCACCTACACCGACCACGAACACGGCAAGTCCGACGAGATCGAGGTCACGATTGAGGATCGGACGGGCAAGTGGAAGGACACGTGGTACCCCACGAAGGGCGATACCATCGATCTCTGGGTGGGCTACCGCCTCGGCCCCGTCATGCCGTGTGGCACGTTCCGGCTGGACGAGCCCGAGTTCAGCGGCCCGCCGGACCAGGTCTCCCTGCGCGGCCTTGCCGCCAGCATCACGGACGATCTGCGCACCAAGAAATCACGCGCTTATGAGGCGCAAACGCTGGGCGGCATTGCCGGCACCATCGCCGGCGAGCATGGCCTGTCGGTCGTGGGGGACATCGTGGACGTGACGTTCCAGCGCGTCACCCAGGACAACGAGACCGACCTGGCATTCCTCAAGCGCCTGGCCGAGGACTATGGTCACAGTTTCACGGTGCGCGGTGGTCAGCTCATCTTTGCGCAGACCGACGCGCTGAGATCAGCCGGTCCGGTCATCGCCCTGGGGCGCGGCGATCTCATGAGTTACAGCCTGCGCGACAAGACGCGGGAGACGTACAAGGCCTGTGAGGTCAGCTACCAGGATCCCGTGACCAAGGAGCTGATCACCCACACGGTCCACGCCGAAGGCGTCGAGAGCGGCGACACGCTGAAGCGCCAGATCCGCGTGGAGAACGCCGCACACGCCGCGACCAGGGCGCGCGCGATGCTGGACGAACAGAACCGGAGCGAGTTGGCGGGATCCCTTAAGGTCTCGGGCGAGCCCCTGCTGGTCGCGGGCGTAAACGTCGCCCTCACCGGCCTGGGGCGTCTGTCGGGCACCTATCATGTGGTCCGCTCGACGCATACTGTCGCGCGCAGTGGCGGCTATACCACGGCGGTGGAGGTGGAGCGTGTATCGTAGAGGCATCGTCACACGGACGGACCCGGACACCGGGCGCGTCAAAGTGCGGTTCCCTGATCGGGACAACGTGGAAAGCTGGTGGCTCGAGGTGGGGCGGCTGAAGACCTTGGATGACAAGGTGTACTGGATGCCGGACATCGGGGAGCATGTGGCATGCCTGTTGGACGAGCACGCCGAGGCAGGCGTGGTCGTGACGGCGATCTACTCAACGGCAGACCCGCCGCCGGTCAGCAGTCAGGACAAGCTGCACCTCGTCACCAAGGACGGCAACGTCTTTGAGCACGACCGCGAAATGCACCGCCTGCTGATCGATCTGACCGCGTCAGGCGGCACCATCCATCTGAAGACGGGCACCACGGAGATCATCATGGAGCCCGGCCACATGACCCTGATCGCTGATCGCATCGACCTGAACCCGTGATGAGGCCCCATGCCTGCCGTCACCCGCCTGGGCGATCTGTGCACCGGCCACGGCTGCTGGCCCAGTCGCCCGAACGATCAAGCCAGCCCAGACGTCTACGCCAATTCCATCGCAGTGCACCGTCAGTCCGACCACTGGGAAACGCACTGCTGCCCCGCCATCCCGGAGTGCCATGACAGCATCCTGGCCTCGGGGTCGCCGACGGTGTACGTTAACTCCTTGCAGATCAGCCGGATCGGCGATCCGGTCGCATGTGGGTCGTCGGTCCTGACGGGGTCTCCGGACGTTTTTGCCGGTCCGTGACGGGCTGCCCGGAAGGCTTTCCGGGCATGGCGGCGCCCCTGGCAGGCATAGCCTGCCCGCATGATCAGGCATCAGGACATCACGGCCGTGCATTGGCAGCCGCGCCTGGGCGCGGATGGCGACGTCGTCGAGGGCATCGACGACATCGCACAGTGCATTGCGACCATCCTGCTGACGCGCAAGGGCAGCGATCCGCACCGGCCCGAGTTCGGCTCCGACATCTGGAAATACATCGACTGGCCCGTTGACCGCGCCGCCCCCCACCTTGTGCGGGAGGTGACGCTGGCCATCGAACGCTGGGAGCCCCGCGCCATTCTGGTGTCGGTGGAGCCGGCGATTGACAACGCCCACGTCGTGCTGCGGATCACCTGGAAGATCGACCGCGACGCCCTTGAAACGGTGACGGAGGTGCGGCTGTGAACGCGCTGCCGGAGCCGCACTTCGTCGACCGCGATCCGGTCGACATTACGCTGGCCTTGATCGCGGCTTACGAGGCCATGGCGGGGCGCGCCCTGCAGCCGGCGCAGGTGGAGCGCCTGCTGGTCGACCTGCTGGCCTATTCCGAGACGCTGGTCAGGATCGCGATCCAGGAGACGGGCAAGCAGAACATGGTGGCCTATGCCACCGGCGTGAACCTGGATCACCTCGGCGCCCTGCTGGGCGTGGTTCGCCTGCCTGCGCGCCCGGCGGCGGTTACGGTCCAGGCATCGCTGGCAACCGCCTCCGATGCCGACGTTACGGTGCCCGCCGGCACCCGTATCAAGTCCAGGGACGGCGCGGTGATCTTTCGCACGGCCCGCGCGTTGGTGATTGCCGCCGGAGAGGTCTCCGGCGAAACCGAGGCCGTGGCGTCGGAGGCCGGCGAAGCCGGCAACGGTTACCTGCCCGGCGACATCGCCACCGTCATGGATCCGGTTCCAGGCGCCGCCATCGCGAACACCACCACGTCGTACGGCGGGGCGGCGGTGGAGGATGACGAGCGCCTGCGCGCCCGCGTCCAGGAGGCGCCGGAGCGCTTCAGCGTGGCTGGCCCCATGGGGGCCTATCGCTGGTACGCCATGAGCGCGCATCAGTCGCTGGTGGACGCTGGCGTGATCAGCCCGACGCCTGGCGTGGTCCAGGTCTACCCTCTGGGCAAAGACGGCATCCCCGCCCCCGAGATCCGCGCCCTGGTCGACGCCATGCTGAACGATGACAAGATCCGCCCCCTGACGGATCAGGTCGAGGTGCTGCCGCCGGTTGAGGTGCCGTTCGCGCTGTCGGTCGAGCTGACCTTGCTACGTGGCGCCGACCAGGCGAGCGTTGAAGCGGCGGCAGCGGCAGCGGCGGCGCGCTATACGGCAGAACGGCGCGACGGCCTGGGGCGCGACCTCATTCACGCGCAGATCATCGCGGCACTGTCGGTGCCGGGGGTCTATGACGTGACCGTGCTGTCCCCGGATGAGCGCGTCCTGGACGGCTTCGAGTGGGCCAACGCCACGTCCATCAACATCGCGGTGGTGGGGGTGGCGGATGGCTGACGAGCGACTTCTTCCGGCCGGCATTCGCGATGAACGCTCCCGGACCCTGCTGGCCCTCATGGATCGCCTGGAGGGCCTCGACCTCTCGAAGGTCCTGATTTACGACATCGACGGTGTGGACGCCTCGGCGCTGCCCCACCTGGGCTGGCAGTTCCATGTGATGGGGCCGGAGGGCTGGGAACTGGCCCTGACTGACCGACAGCGCCGAGACCTGGTCAAGCAGGCGCTGGAGCTGCACCGCTACAAGGGAACGCGCTGGGCCGTGCGCCAGGCGCTCGACGCGCTCGGCGTCCGCGCCGACATCGTCGAGTGGTTCGAGCCTGCTGGCGATGGCCTGAGCCCCTACGAGTTCGGGCTGCGCGCGACGGTGCGCGCGCCGGTGCGGCGCGACCAGCTGCTGGGCACCGAGGCCACGGACGCCATCATTCGGGCCGTGGATGCCTACAAGAACGTCCGCTCTCACCTCGGTTGGATCGCGTTCGCGGTCGAGTTCGACATGCCTATCGGGCCTGACGGTATCACGGATGAGCGCCTGGTGATCGACACCACCCGCGCCCGGATCCCCTGGTTCCCGGTGTTCGACATCACGGTGCTGGATGCCGAGAGGCTGGACCCCGATCCGTTCGAGCAGCGGCGCGAGGTCGTCGACATCGCGCCCGTGGCCGTGGTGTGGGGCCGCCCGTCGCGCCTGGACCGTCGCCTGTCCGAGGGTTACGCCGACCAAGGCCCGCAGATGGACCTGGCGCTGGTGTACCGCGAGGGTGAGCTGGTGCCGCCCATGGAGCTGGTTCAGCGCACGGTGTTCTCCGTGGCCGCGCTGGCGCCCGCCGCCCCCGATCCGTCGTCCAGCGCGCTGGTCTTGCCGGCCAGCGAGATCGCCTTGAGCCCGTCCCTCGCGAGCCTTGGGACGAACATGGACGACACGCCGTTACCTGCCCGCGCCGAGCCGGCGCGGGGCTATGACCTGATGCCATCCCTGGATGGCGTTCCCGCCGACGTCTACCCCCTCGACATCGCCATGGAGGCCGTCCATGCCTGATCCCGATCCCGTCTGGAAACAGGCCAAAGTCCTGCAGGGGCTGTACCGCCGCATGGCGGCGTCCCTGGTCAACGTGGGGCCGTGTGTCCACATCGTCTCGTTCCGGCTGGGGCTGGGATGGATCGACGAAACTGGCGCGGTCCCGGTGCCCATTCAGCCTCCGTTCACGTCGACGGCGATCCCCGGCGATTTCTTCACGGCCGCGACCGAAGGGTCGGCCGAGGACGAAACCGCGCTGATCCGCTGTGTCGTGCCCGCCGGCGCCGTCAGCGAGCCCACCCGCGCCACCGTCATCGGCCTGTATGACCAGGCCGACACGCTGGTGGCGGCGGTCTCGTTCCTCCCGGAGTGGATCACGCCCGACAAGCGGTATGAGCACTTCGTGCACCTGAACTTCCCGACGGAGTAAGGCCATGCCCCTGATCGTCGACGTGAAATGGCGTGAGCAATACGCCAGCCACGCCCTGAACCGCAAGCTGGCCGGCGTCACGGACCCCGGCATCTACTGGGGCTTCGTCCTGGCGCCGGGCGGCGGGCTGTCGGTGGCCGTCTCCGAAGGCGCCGATCCCGACTACCCGGTGTCGGTCGCGGTGGTCGAGCGCGACGGGTACAGCCTGACAGTGCGCCTCGACACCACCGAGACGGTGGCCATCGCCTCGCCGGGGACCTGGTATGTGGTGCTAGAGGCCAGCTACATCGTCGGCCAGGACAGCGCCGCGACCCTCAAGGCCGTAGCCAGCCCGGCCGACCACCATGTGGTCCTGGGCCGCGTTGTGGTGCCCGAGGGCGCCACGGCTGTCGCGGCGGACATGATCGACGAAGACGGCCGCATGGAGGCCCATCCGGCCATCCTTGCGGCCCGCACGGCGACCCTGATCACCAACCTGACCACCAGCCTGATCGATGCACGCCAGCGTGTGCACAACCTGGAACGCTGGGCCGGCCCCGCCGGCTATGACCCGGCGACCACCTACTGAGGAGAGACCCCATGGGAGCCTTGATGAATGAAATCTCAGCCATGCTGGCCGCCCAGGATGCCCTTCGGCAGCGGGTGGACTTGCTGTTGGCCGCCTACGGCGAGGGGTCGCTGGACCCGGCCGAGATCCAGCGACAGATCCAGGAGGCCACCCAGGACGCCATCGACGCGGTGTTGGCGCAACTGGACGGGCTGGACGTCTCCGAGCTGGCATTGCGCGCCGAGCTGCAGCGCAAACTGCTTGGCCTGCAGAACGCCTACGGCCCTGAAAAGTACTTTTTCGAGTTCTTTAATGCGCTGTTTACGACCGCCGACACCCTGACCGTGACCGGCGTGTCCACGGTGTCAGGTGACGACAGCGTGGACATCTCCAGCACGTCCGACCTGCAGGTCGGGCGCGAATATGCCATCGACGGCCCTGCCTCAACGGTGATCGTCACCGTGGCCGAGATCTTCAGCGCCACCCGCTTCCGGGCGTCGGCGCCGGTGGACACCACCTTGACCGACGCCACCTTGCGCCGCACCAACTGGACCATCGACGGCGACGAGGCCACGGCGGTTGCCGGGCAGGTATATTATTCGCGCCTGCTGAACCTGGGTGGCGACGACATCGACAAGGCCATCGTCATCCGGCGCCAGGACAACGCGGCCGACGTGCGCCTGTACTTCAAGGACGACACGCACGCAACCTGGACCGAGGCCCCCTGGGGCTGGAAGCGCGACAGCGACGTGGGCCTGACGGACCTGGGCCTGATCTCCGACGGCTCGACCGACACCGGCCTGATCGACGTCGAGTATCGGCTGCGGGCGCGCGGGACGTTCGAGCTCAAGATTGTGGTCGAGGGTGAGGGCGTGACGATCAAGCATATCGTCGGCGTCGACCAGGAAACCCTGCTGGGCGGCCTGCATCACGCCCCCGAGACCCCGGTCAACAGCGCCCCCGCTGACGCGGCCGTCGACGTGATCGAGACCCCAACCCTGACGGTGGAGGCATACAGCTCGGCGGTCGAGAGCCCGATGGCGGGCAGCCAGTGGCAGGTGTCCACCGACGCGGCCGACTGGTCCGCGCCCGTGTACGACAGCGACGAGGAGGCAGCCGGCCTGTCGCACGAGATGCCGCCGGCGGTGCTGCTGGAGGGCACGACCTATCACTGGCGCGCGCGGCTGAAGGACACCGAGGGGGCCTGGTCGGATTGGTCGACCCCGACCGAGTTTGCCACGGCCGCCGCCTTCGAGTACGTCGTGACGCCCCAGATCACCTCGCCCACCAACGGCGCCGTCGACATCCCGGAACAGCCGACGCTGTTCTCCAGCGCCTTCGCGGTGCATGACGGGTCCGACACGCATGAGGCCAGCCGCTGGCAGATCCGTTCGGCCGCCGGCAGCTACACCACACCCGACTGGGACAGCGGCGAAGACGCGGTCAACCTGGAGGAGATCCAGGTGCCCGCCGGCATTCTGGCCGACGGCACCCAGACCTATTATGCCCGCGTCCAACACAAGGGCACGGCGCTTGGCTGGTCCGAGTGGTCGGCGGAGATCAGCTTCACGACCAAGGATCTGTTCGCCAACATCGTCGGCATCGCCCTGGTGACCTCCGGCGGTGGCGGCGGGACCTGGGCGCGGGTCGATGAGGACGGCAACAACAAGACGACCGACGCATCGTTCTTCAACGGCCACCCGGTGTACGGCGGCATCACCGACGCGGTGATCGACAGCCAGGACATGGTGAAGATCCCGAAGTTCTATTACCGCGTGGCCGCCGCGCCAACGGGCAGCGACCGCGCCGGCAAGAAGTGCTGGTGGATCAGCGACCAGCCGGCCGACGGCTTCGTGCTGCACCCGGCCTTCATGGATGGCGGCGTCGAGATCCCGTATTTCTACGTCGGCAAATATCAGGGGTCGAACGACAGCGGCACCAAGCTGGGGTCGGTGTCCGGCGTGGCGCCGCTGGTCAGCATCGACTTCCCGACCATGCAGTCCCGCGCTTCGGCGCGCAACGCCGGCGGCGTG